TTAGTATAAAATAGGAAGTTTACACTATATACAGGAGATTAAAATGAAAAATACAATAAAAAATGATTTATATATTGAAGAACAATTAATATCTGATATTTTACCACCATTTAAATTCATTGATGTATATGCAATCAAAAGCAAAAAAACTGGTATAGATATTAAATATTTCAAAAAAGATGATTTTACAAGAGAAGATGTTGAAAAATTTTTGATTATTATTAAAAACCAAATTTAATTAAGAGAAATGGGTTTATAATAGGACTCTGCACAAGGATGTGCTTTTTTTGGAGGGTATATGAATATTATCATCGCATTAATTTTGTTTTTACTTTTAGTCTGGGCAATAGTCCAATTACGAAAAATTAAACCATAGGAGGTTTTATGAATAACAAAACTTTGTTCCATTTTATGGACACACATTCAATGCTTCAATTATTAGCATTTACTTTAGGGTTTGTATGTGCAGTATGTTTATTTGCACTTGTACATCTAAGCACAGGTGAGGCACAAGCTACTTCCCAATGTGGTAACTCGTCTTACAATCCATGTTATGTTAAAGTGGTGGAATGATGTTCAAAGAAGAAGAACTGGAGTATATAGAAAATTTGCTCTATAAACTTAGAGAGGAGTGTGCTAAAAAAGGAATTGAGGCACAAGTATTTACTTACACTCTTCTCAAGTTTGCCTTTGAAGAATGTTTAGGCAATGCTCCAGATGGTAAGTCTAGTGTAGAGATGATTGAACGAGTCATGAGAGATTTATGGACAGAGTTTGATGATATGGAAAACAGAAAAATACACTAAGTGATTTCATCCTCTGCATCATAGTAAGCAATAAAGCATCTGCAATTTATCACATTTAATGCTCCACCTCTCGGATCTCCAGCATAACTCATGGGCTGACCTCTGACGATAAAATCATCATCGATTGGAATAGCTGGTTTAGGACTCATCTCTCTATGCCAATCCCTAACTCTATCATCTCCACTTGGCATCCACTTTTTAAGTGGTCTATCTAATCCCAAGTTTCCAGCAACTTTATGTGAACCATAACTCATGGCGCTATGTGTTTCTGTTCTTGCAATACGAGTTGCCCTAGCTGAATTAAAAGCAACTGATTTTTCTAAGTCTTTACTTATATCTCTGATTGACTTTCCCTCTTCTAAGCCTTTTCTTAATACTTGTAAAACTTTGGTTCTTGTTGAGTTTGTTATGAGAGTTACTTGTCCAAGCCCCAGAGTTCTAATATATTCTTCTATATCTTCCTCTAAAGGTTCTTCTTGCTTAAATCTTATCTTTCTCATCCTTACATCTTGTTCTTCAATACATACTCTGTAATGCCTGGACATTATTTTATTTAGATCCTCTGAAAAAGAACTAAAGTAGCTTTCTGGTATTCTTTCCAATCTTCTATAATCTCTACTAAGTTTTAATCTATACTTCTTAAATAACTTAATAAGTTTTGCTCTAAGGGTAACAGTCAATCCCCTGAATAATCTGGTCTGTTCTCTAAAGTCTTTTCTTAAATTAAATTTTATCTTCTGTGCCATTTTAGTATTTCTCTTGTATATTCTAATAGATATTCTTGAGTTCCAAATTTTTCTGTAAATGACTTAGGACTATGATGATAACTCTCATCTGATGTCCTGTGGTGATAAGGACATAGGGGTATAGTTTCAAAATGACTAGCTTTTTTGCCCATCATGTTTTTACCTTTAATATGGTGTATCTCTGCTGGTGTATTATAATATCCTAATATTCTACAAGCCACACAGCCTATTTCAGCTACTTTTTGTAAATGTTCTCTTTCCTTTTTTGTCAATTTGTAGCTCCGAGATTTTGCTTACACAGGATTTTATTATAACACTTAATCCAGCAATTCCCTCTTCATCTGATATAGTATCTACAACTTTATATGCATCTTTTGTTTCTGCCACTAACCACCCAACAGTTTTACATTGAACAGGGTTTTCTTTACTTGGATCATCAATCCATCCAGCATTTCCTGTGTGGTCTATCCATTCGATAATTACTAATTTACTTACATCCATTTCTTAAAAACCTCAAATACTCTGCTCCCTCTTTTACCTCCCAGAATATCTTAATAAAGTCTGGGTGTGTATCTTCAAGATTTGTGTTGATTACTGCAACTGCACAAGGCGACATCATTTTATTAGGCAAGTTTAACTGCTTGGCATAATCATCATATTTCTTATATGAACCCACCTGAACACAATGCATAGTGATTTCTGATTGGGCATCTTTGACTGGCATGTAACCTGATATGTGTTTATGCCCAGCTACCAGCAGATGATCCCTTGAGTTGAATATTGCATGACGAACAATGCCATGAGCAGTATTATAAATAGAATGCCCCCTAAATTCATGACTACAGTTTATCCTCACATTATGTTTTGGTAAGTTTAATCTTATACGAATATTGTGTGGAGCATAAGTAGTTTTTAATGGTCGCATCATCCATTTAACAGGATCTCCCTCTCCTGACCACATATCATGATTACCAGCAACTATAAACAATAAATCTTTTGGATAGTTAACTAACCACTCTGTCAATGCCCAGGCTTCTTCTGATGTGGTTGATTGCTTAGACCATAAGCCCTCTAGCTTTGTTCTTCTTGCCCAGTTGTTTTGTAAATCACCAACATTAGCTGTATACATTCCCTCTGTTTCATTAGCTATGTCCATGTGTTCAATTAAGTCTGTGATAGCTGTTCCATCATCATCAATGTGTGGATCACCTTGAATGTAAATACCTATGGGTTTTTTATCTTTAATTTTTATATTTAAAAATTCTTCGTTCTTTTCTCTTCTTTCTCTTTTTTCATATCTTTTTATTCTTGACTCTACTAAATCATCAACACTATCCCAATCACTATCTTTGAAAGGATTTTCTATTTCATAATTTTTACTTACGATAGGATTGACAGTCTTTCTACCACAGGCTTTGCACTTCCACCTTTGAGGTGCATTTTGTGTAGAGCCATCATTACCAGCCCTAATAAGATGAGTAGAATGACAATGTGGACATAACAAGACATTACCAAAGTCATCTCTTTGTATTTTTTTGAGATTAGAGAAGTTACCTCCTCCCTCTCCTGATTGTCCTTTTCTCATATTCTATACTAGTTCAAAGTGAACAGCATCGACAAAGGTATTATTAGGATCAAGCTCAAACTCGTTAACTTTCCAGTTACCACCCCACCTCATATCAACACCTTTTACTTGTCTTGCTTTATCAAAATACTTTGCAACTTCTTGATAAAACTCAACTTCCCATGTTATCTTACCAGCATTGTAGCATACAATGTCAACTGCTAAACCCTTGCAATGCTTTGATAGTTTTCCAAGTTTTGACTTACCCTCTGCTTTTAAAAGCTCGGCTCGTTCTTCACTTCGCAAACCCTCTGTGATTCCAAAGTCAATATGAGATATGGATAAAGCATAATGGCACACTTCTTGCAGTTTTAAATCTACTGTTTCGAGTTTACCTTGTGAGCTTTTTCCAAATCTAAACATTATTTTTTAGAGGATAGTGGATGATCTCTTGGCAACAAGTCTAAATCAAACTTGCCACCTGAAAATCTGTTTGTAACAACTGCCCTAAGAAATGCATTAACACGAGCCATCGCCCATTGTTCCTCACTTCTTACATTACTTCTGACAGATTGTGGATTAGTTCTGTATGCTCCTATGCCTCTAACATAGACAGCAGACAACATCCTTACATTAACTCTTTTGCCTTTCTTATCTCCATGCTTATCATTATGCTCTTTTACTTTATTCTCAATACCTTTTCTTGCTTTAGCAGTAAGTCTTGGAGCTTTAGTTTCTTCTTCCTCTTCATCATCATGATATGCTTTATCTTCTCTTTTCTTGATAACCTCCATGACAACATCTTTCATGCCTCTTTCCCCAAGTGTTCCAATGGTTAACCATTTCATTTGAGCAATCACACCACCTATGTTTGATAAGTTTGGCATGGTGTCTGGGTCTTTAAATTGTGAACCATCTTCAAAGTGTCTAGCACTCCATGATTCTCTCTCTTTGATTTTAGCCAATATTGTTGGAGTTTCTTTATCATTATCTAGGTGATCTGTTAATAATCTATAAGAACGATTACCCTCAATATTTCCTCCAGCCCTCCATATATCAGGATGTTCTTCTTTGATAGTCTTAGCAAAATCTCTATCAAATAAAGGATATTCACTATTCCTTAAACTTACCTTTTTATCATCACCTCTGTTTGGAAAGTTTGTTTGCTTCTCTTCTTCCTCGTTATCACCTCTCAAGGCTGATTCATATTCAGCATGGTTTCTGCAAGGCATATAAACTGTTTGTCCATCAATATAACTATGGCTGTGAGTACCAACACATCCAATCTCATCTGCTCTTTCTTGAGCTTCTTCTTCTGTTGTGTAAGTATCTTGCCCTACTTCTTCTTTTATGCCATAAGCTAAATCGTAATCCTTTTCGTTACCCTCTGCATCTACAGGTACATCATTATCTTCTGGTGATACATCTGCCTCACCAAGAGGAAATAAATTAGCTGGAACAAGTAAGCTATCAGCACCATCAATAGGCTCAAGCCCCAATCTTTCTCTTGCCTCATTTCTAGTAATGATTCCAGAACTTACAGCAGTATTTACATTGTCATAAACTTGTCGTCTTTTCTCTGCCATTGCTGGTATAGAATCAATGTCGTATCTTATCTCTAAATCACCATCATATAATGGAACAAGCCATTCGTTTAAGTCAGATTCAATTCTTTTTAGTAGAGGAATGATTGCCTCCTCATACAATGATAATCTTGCTTCTTGCACATTGGCATAGGTTTGATCTGCAATACCAACTAATTGAGCTGGTACACCAAACACTAAAGCAATCTCTCTTGCCGACATATTCATTAATTCTAAGAAGCTCATATCCTTTGGAGTAAGTCCCATAGCTTGATAATCGAAATCCCCCTCTGCTAACATTACTCTTCCAGAGTTTCCAGCACCCTTAAATCTAAATTCTAAGTCCTCTAATATCCTTGCTCTTTGTTCGTCTGTCAAAGTTGTACTTTGTCCAGTTTCATCTTTAGGTTCAAACTTCAACATACCACTTGGCATCATGCCATTTTTAAGTAATGCTAAGTTAGATAAACCAGCTAAGTTATGCTGGTCTACATTTATGGCACTAGCCAAGATTGGAGATAAACCATAAAAATCATCTAATGGATTCCATAGTTTTATATGCTTCACATCACTATATCCTGTTGACTGATCCACAGGGTAAGTGTGCAAGGTTCTTCCATCCATTACATAATCATAAGATTTTGGCAAGTAAGTTTGACCTGTTTTAATATCCATTCTATCTGGTCGTAAAATATATAACTCTCTTGGCTCTCTCATGCCCTCTGTATCTTTGAGAAGATAACAGTTACCAGATATTAATAAATAAGAATATAAGCTGTGAAAATACTCCACCCCTGATTGCATTGGGTTAGGTCGCATCAATAAAGATATGATCGGATGATTGTCTAATTCAATATCACCATCAAACACTTTCATTTTACAGGCACTAGCATTTGTTGATATCAATGATATACATTTATGAACAATAGGGTTTTCAACATAACCCTCCTTTGCTCCAGTTTTATAATCTTTACTGGTTTTCTGTGCATAACCATTGATCTGATTCAGATATAGTTTTGGTGCTTCTTTGGTTTGTAGTTGCTCATTTCTTTTAAAAAATCTATCAAATACTCCCATAGTTCCCTCTAACTTATTTTAAATACTGCCTGACCTGATGATTGTAAAGCAGATATACACCAAACTAAAGCATCCATTCTATCAGGTGAGTCTGTGGATTCACCAGTATAAGAACACATCTGTTCTTCTAACTCTCTAAAATAACCTACATGGTGAACTCTATTTTGCTCATATAAACTTGATACAGGCTCGGCTCTTGTCATCTTTCCACGACTTGCTCTTACTGATTGATATGGTACAGAGGCATCTTGCACTTGTAGTAATTTCAAAATTAAGTCCCCTCCATTGTTAACTTCACACACAATCTTATTTGCCTGATAATGATAATATAACTCAATAGCCTTTTTTATCCAAATATCTGGACTAAAAATACCAGATTTATCATCTAAAATATAGTAATGATTATTTATATCTCTTCCAGCAACAATAATTCCTGTTTCATCTGATGTTTTTTTAGATGTAACTGCTGGATCAATACCAACTACAATCTTTACTAACTCTGGCTGTTTTTCAACTCTATTGTCGTGAATGTTATTATGCTTAAATAATGAGTTCTCGTTAATGTCTATGATCTCTGCATAAAGTTCTTGTTTACCAATGGTAGTACCCTCATATCTTTCTTTTAGCATTTGGATTGTAGATGCTGGTAAATTATCTATGTTCTCAAAAGTATTACCTTTGATTAACTTTACATCTCTTCTTTTGACCAATCCTTTGAGTAGCTTTGTTGGTCTTGGTGTTGTTGTAATAATACACTTTGGCTCTTTACCCAATCTTAGAGCCATCATTAAATTATCAAATGCTTCTGAATAACGATAAGAACATAATTCATCACACCATACTCTATGGAACTGCACACCTCTTAATCTATCATAAGACTCTGCTGGTATACCAATAATCTTAGATCCATTATAAAATTGAATCTCTAGTTCTGACTTATTATAACCAGACTCTCCTAATAATTCTGGAGGGATAATACTTACTAACCCTGACTCACCACCAAAACAAACCCTTTTTAGATCAGAATATGTTGGAGCTACTACCCCACAGATAACATCATCATTAGATAAACAATACTGAACAAGATCATAAGCGCCAGTAAGAGTCTTGCCCCAGCCTCTACCAGCCAAAAATAAATGTATATTGTAATCAGGATGATCTACAACTAATTGATTAACCCTTGCTGTTGTGTACCAGCTAGTGAGTAGATTTACTGCTATCTTTTTCTGTGAGCTTAATGTTTCGTAAATCTGATAGCAATTCTTTGAATCTGTTGTTTTCATCTGTGTTGTCATTAACTTCTAATATGTTGGTTTCTTTCCAATGAGCTTGAGTCTTTAACCAGAAAATACATGCAGTTACAGACCCATTTGCTCTAGGTGATGTTGCTATACGAAACAATGTATCTGCCACCTGACTATTTGCCTCTGCCTTACCTTTTATTAACTCTTCACCATAATATTTGTAAAGTGTTGGTTTTGATATATCTAGCACAGCACATATCTGATCGTGAGGCAATCCAAGTCCTGACAATCTTTCTACTGTTCTACTACTTTCTTCTGTTTTGTTAACTACTTTCGGCATACCTTTTTTATATAGTAAAAATAAAAAATACTCAAGTAAATAATATCACAGTAAATTTTTTTGTTTTGGATTGGTTGATATGGGTTTAAATTCAATATCTACTAGCTGATATCTGCCCTTATATTGACTCTGAATATACTTGCCTTTAGGTTTTAGTCGACAACATTCCTCTACTGATAGAG